CAATATCTCGTCTTCACCCATTTCATTCTTCTGAACTACATTATCTACTTCCATAGTATACTTTCGTTCCTCGCAGAACTCAGCAATGTATGGTAATAGACCAATATAAATTTTGTGGGTTTTTATACTAAAGAGATATACCTTACCGTCCCAGTGTCTGTTCCGATATGAGGGCATAAATTTTGCGTTAGGAACTTTAAACGAAAAGTAATCGTGTAAGTCTTTAGCAACTGAATCGTCACATGAAATCTTCATAAAGACCTCATTGACCTTGGTAATTTTTAAGTCCATGGGAGTCCGTTAAACCAACCTACGACTGATATACGTGTTCCTCTAGATACTGGTGTTACTTGGTGATATAGAAATGAAGGGAATAGACAGACAGAACCAATTGACTTAGCAGAAAACGGCAAGGTTCTTATTGCGGTATTCATGTCAAGTTTTTGGTGTCCAAACTTTAAGCTATCAAACTGAGCATTCGGTTCTAACCATTGAAAATGTCCACCCTCATAATCATCAGGGTCAGACAACTGAATAGTCATACTTAACTTTCTATGCATTCCATCAGCGTTAACTTCTCCACCATGGTCAGTATGCCAAGTATAAAAATCACCTGTAGGTAAATCGGGGTTGTGGTTATAGATTGTATATTGATAATTTTCTGAATGGTTTAGTAACCATGGCCAGCCACACTCGTCCATTGCTTTCTGAGTCGCTTGATTAATCTTGTCCACTAAGTAATCAGGCATTCTATATTGAGGTGGAGTAAACCATTTAACCTGAGACTGTCTTATTTCGTTTGTTCCATAAAACTCAGTCTGTTCAATTGCATCAGGGTCATGATGTCGAGAACCAGTTCTACCTTCGTCCAAAGGAATACTTTTCGCTAATTCGTTTATCTCGTGGACTTCTTCTTTTGTGAAATACTCAGGGGCAGTCCACATGTAATTTTTTAATATCATTGTCCTGCCATGAACTTACGCCAATCAATTGTATTCTTAATGGTTTGGTGTCTCCAAGTAATATTCTGCATACACTCCTTTAAGAAGTTTATGACAATTTTTTGGTACTCCATTTTACCATTCGCTTTCTGCAAGTCGGGGTCAGCATTGTACCACACCTGCATGTCATTTTTCATAACCTTTAGACCGTCAAAGGGGTCATTTTCCCAACCCAATTCCTTTATCTGTTCCTCAGACATTTTACCGTTATACCACAGCCACTTATTTTTAAGTAGTGAGTTATATTGGAATTCTAGGTTTTTCAAGACCAATAGATTATCAGTCAAGTATTCTTGATATTTTGCGTGTAGTTTAGGGACTTCTAATGATGATTTATCTAGTTCGATATCATCAACTTCACAGTCTTTCGCCCACTCATTACGTAGTTCTTCTAAGTTCATACTATAATTATACCATTAAAATGGATTTTTAACTAGTGGTTCCTATCTCATAATACGTAAATCTAAAATCTACTGTACATATGACAGATTCACCACTTTCACCCGATGCAAGTTCCAGTCCACTTAGTGACGTTGGAAATGCGTCATAAAATTTAAAGAATCTATTTGGAATATTCTTATTAGTATTTAGGACTAATGTAATCATGCTATATTGACTCAAATCGTCACCAACACTTGAATATCGGTTAGTCGTTGTAGCAGTTGTTCCTGTAAGAGTTTTGTATTTGGTTGGGTCTTGCATAGGAACAATAGAATCCATCCAATCATAAATTTCTTTAAAGTTTTCTAAATCTTCGTCTACCAAAAACGATACAGATAACTTCTCAAATTCTACTTTATCGCCTGGAAAATATGCGTCTATTCCAATACCAGTAGGGACTTGAGTCTCACTGAATGATATGCCTGGCACATTTGCAGTACGCACATAGTATTCCACAGTTGGAACTTTATCTATGAGAAGTTTAAAGTTGTTCTTTTGAAGAATCGATTTATTGATAGTAGCCATATACCTATTTAGGTATTTCTTAAACTACATTATGCACGTGCTTGTTTTTGTAACCTAGCTTCAGCGGGATACCTTTCTACATGTCTTTGATACGTAACAATTCCAGCAGCTTCGCACACTTTGTGCATTCTTCCTGATTTCATAAATTTATGAAACTTTTTTGTCTTTTTCCTTAATAATTTTATCATACTAGTATATATGACAGTTGTGTGACAAATGTTACAGTTTCGTGACAAAAAAAACCCCAACAGAAATGCGTAGTAACTGCTGGGGTCTTCTTTAGTTCAATACTACCGTCCTGCACGAATGATATGTATCACTCGTATTTAGAACATTAAGCAACCCATTTAACACCACGGTATACACCTGATGTTTGAGTTGACTTAACGTTTTCGATAATACCATGCTTCTGTCCTCTGTAGATGCCTTCAAAACCTTTACGTTTTGGAGTTTCTAATTCAGACGGATTGTATGAGATACCTCTATATTTGTTAGTCATATCATCTCCTATCTTAATTAATTAAAATAAAAAATGCGTTCCTTCGACTGTCGGTCTCGTTCCCCTTTCGGGTACTAGCTTGCCTTTCTTTATGAAGAAAGAGGTTTTCCTGTCTACTTCCGTTCACTGCTACATTTAGAGTGAATGAACGATTGTAGTCTTTTAACCCATGACATATGGAGTATAGTGAATACTATACATTAATATTTAGGACAAAAAAAACCCCACCAAAAGGCGGGGTTTTTTAATTCGGATGTAACTATTCTTATAGAATGTTAGATACTGCGAATTTTCTATAGTATTGGTTTGTAGCTGCGGAAGCTAATCCGTTTGCTGGAGTAGAACCTACGAATGGGTTTGAAACCATACCGTATCTAGTTTTGAAACCAATTTTTGGTTGGAAAGTATTCTCACCAACCGCACGAACCATTTGTAATGGTACGTATGGGCAATAGAAAAGACCAGCGTCATAAGGGTTTGAACCCCTATATCCAACTGTTAGATAATCAACACCTGCATAAGGGTCAATGTATACTTTAACACGTCCGTTAAGAACACCAGCAAAAGTATTGCCTGTGTCATCAACATTGATGTCAGTGTTAAGAGCAGGAGTGTAATCTAATACACCCGCCATTGATAATGCAGACGCAACATCAGAAGAACAAAGGATAAAGTTACCTTTACCACGTCTTGTTTCTTTTGCGATTACGTTTGATTCTCTTTCTATTTGGAATAATAGACCTTTGAATTTCTCAACTGACCAACGTCCGTTAGCATCAACGTCAAGATTAAAAGTACCAGCTGAAGCAGTTGCAGATGCACCTACTTTTGCTTGTATATTAACGTTTCTTACTACTTCTCTGTTGATTTCAGCAAGAATTTCAGAACTTAGAATGTTTGCAAGTTCTGATTCTGCGTCAAGACCGTGGATTGCTTTAAGGTCTTGTGCCAATTCTAAAGTGTATTCCGCTTTAAGTGCTCTGGATTTAGCAGTTACTGTTGCTTTCTCAATTGTGAAAGCCATTTGAGCGAATCCATTGGAAGCTTCGACATCACCAAGTGCTTCTGCAGTAGCAGTAGACATACCTGAACCAGTTGTATCCTCATAATCGGGAGAACTAGTGTCAAATGGGTCACTGATTGCAGCTGTTAATGCACCAGCTGAAGTTGTCTGAGCAGCTGCCGAATAAGGAGTATGAGGTTCGTCAAGCCCTAAAGCTTCAGTTTTACCTTCACGTCCTTGAGTCGGGTAGTCGTTATACCTTGCTTTCATAGCAAAGATAAGTCCTGTCGGCCCAGTCATTGGTTGAACACCACAAATGTCGTAAGCAACCAAGTTAGGCATCGCTCTTCGTACTAGACTAATTAGGATAGGATCCCAATTAGATACTGCTGAAGAACCAGTCGCATTCAAAGGTGCAGCTTCGTCCAAGGAAACTCTATCTTCGTTAAGAGCTTTTTCTTGGTTTTCAAGGATAACTGCTGTAACAGCTCTCTTATAGCTATCTTCGATTTTTGGTAAATCGGAGTGCTCTAAGATAGGTTGCCACTTATCCTGTAGATTTTCTGATAAAAACATTTCTGTTTCTCCTTTAAATTAACCTAATGGTTTTAGTTTACTAATTGCGTCAGAATACCTGTTCATTTCGGGAGCAAGTACAGGTGCAGACGATTCCTCGTCTTCAAGCGTACCAGTTCCTTCTTCAACTACAGTATCCTCGGAAATTGATTCACCTTCAATACCGAAGTATGCTTCCTTGATTTCACCAATCTTCTCTGCGAAGTCAGCTTCGTCTTGGAAATCTACACCGTTTGCAAGTGATTCCAATTTCTCTTTCTGTGAGTCAGTTAAATCTGCTGTAGATTCACTTATCACTTTCTCTCTCTTGAGTGTGTCCAACTCTTCTGCGATGTCCATATTCTTCTGAACTTCGGAGTCAAGTTTAACTTCCATCTCATCGAGACGATTAGAAAGCTCATCAATCACGTCATACTTATCTTCGGGAACGTCAACATAATGTTCTACGAACAATGTCTTCAATCCAGTGATAAAGTTTTCAGTCATTTCGGCTTTCAAACCTCTCTCGATAGCCAATTCGTTTTCTTGCGTCCACTCTTCGGCAACATAAGACAAGTATTTGTCAACTGCTTCACTTAAGTCGGCTTTGACCTTATCTACTGAGGTTTGTAATTCTGTTTCGTAAGCTTCTTTCAATCCTTTCTCAACTTCTGCTACTTTAGAAGTAACAGCAGCTTTAAAGATTGTTTTTGCTTTTTCTTGGTTCTCATCTGACAAATCCAATGCTTCTGAGATTGCATTCAAGTCGTCTTCAATTTCAATCTCTACAAGTTTAGATTCAAGTTCTTCGGAAGTTTCAGCGTCAACTTCTTCATTAACTTCTTCATCAACTTCTTCTTCTTTTGTCATAGACTTGTACAGTTCCTGAACCTGTTCGTCATCTAGTTTCTTAACTAGTTCGACTATGTTTCTTGCTACTTCTGCCTTAGTCAAAGATTCGTCAACCTCGTCTTCTGATATAGAAGAGAAAATACCTTGAAGGTCTTCTTTATTCATTTCCTTCATGTTGTTGACGATAGCTTTAATTGTCTCCATCTTAGAAGGAGCTTTGTCTTCTGCTTCAGAAACTTCTGCTTCTTCGTCAGCGCCTTCGCCTTCTTTGATTTTTTCAGACTTCTCAGGTTTCCCTTCACCCTTCTGTTGTGGGTCTGCGGAAATCTCTTTGACTCCATCTTCTGCTTTATCTACAGAACTGACAGCTTTGTCAACAGGATTTTCTTCGGGTTTAACGACTTCAGCTTTACCACCTTCTATTTTGGCGGCATCACTGGAACCTTGCTTAGGCGGGTTTTTGTCACCTTTCTCAGATTTAGCGTCAGGTTGTCCTGCTTCTAAAACTGCTTCTAGGTCTGTATCTAACTCTGCCATATTTTTCTCCTGTTTGAGTTTACTTTTTTATTTATATGTTATAGGTTCTTAACGAACTCTTTCCATACATTTAATTTAGTTTCTTCCAGTTTTGCACTCTTTTCATGTCTTAAACGGTCTCTCATAGACTCCATTTGCACTGCTTTATAGATTCCATTCTCCATAATCCACTCAACACCTTCCATAATACCTTCTACGAAAGCTTCGGGTGCTGAAGGGTCTGCGACAATGTCACCTGCAGTTGCGAGTTGAAAGTCATTTTTGACGTATTGTGCGTCTGAACGTTGTTCTAAAGAACCAAGTCCTCTAGAAGAAACACCTAATTTTGCACCATCATCGATAAGATTTTTAACAATCTGACCGTTTGGTGTACTTAAAATCTTTGCTTTACCCACCCAGTTACTACCGTCTTCGTGTAGTTCTGTTATCATGTGGGATACTTTGTCTAAATTAATAGTCGGCCCTTCGGGGTGTCCTAACTCACCGAATGCTCTTTGTTCGTTTACGAACTCTTTAACGTAACGTTTGACTTCTTTCGCCATTATCTCTTTAGGATAAACACGTCCGTTTCTATTTTTGATGTCTGCTTGCATGAAGACACCTTCAATAAAGTAATCTTTTTTACCGTTTTCTTTTGCTTCAACTAACGGAGTTGCTTCGTTATACTCTGAAATTAATTTCATTGAAAATTTCCTCTTCTGTTATACCTTCTTCAAACATTTGTTTGAAAAGTGATGATAATTCTTTAACAGATTTCTCTGCATCCTTTAAGTCCTTGTATGGGCCAGTTTCATTATTATCAATAAAAGCAAAAACTTGTTTCCCCATTTGAGTATAAGTGATATTATATTTTTTACCACCCTGTTTAATGGAATCAACTTTTAGTTCTTTATGTCTTTTAGGCAACTTAAATTGTGCCTCATAAAGTTCTCTAGCAATTGCAGAAAAAGGTTTCATTTAAATTACTCTTCCTCAGTTGTCTCAGGTTCGTTCTTTAACCAATCTACTTGTGCTTCCACTCTTTTCATATCAACTGCCTGAGCAGCTTTTTCTTTTATGCCGTTAAAAATAGAATCTTTGGCGTCTTGCAACTTACCTGCTTCTATTTCGTCAACAATTTGTTTACTTATTTCACTCATTTATATCCCCAATTAAAAGTCATCGTCTCCGTCTTCGTCTCCGCCTTCGGCTTCGATTTGTTTATCCATTTCAGCAATCTCTTCTTCGGTTTGTCGCAAGATATTTTTTCTTACGTAACTCTGAGAGAAGTATTTACCAACATACTCATCAAGTGATGACAGAGTTTCAATTCTCTCACGCACTATCTCTGCGTCTTTCAACTCTGCAAAGTGATTATCACTTGCATAATCAAACTGTATGAAGTCTTTGATTAACTTATCAAACTCTTCTTGTTTTACAATTTCTTTTAATATCAATTGAGTTCTTAAAACGTCAATGAATATTCTTGCAAACTTCTTTTGAAGTCTGTTTGTGAACTTATTAAACTTAAGTTCATCTCTTTGGATTTCGGACGCACGTCCCAAATTGAAACCTGCATCTGCTTCCATTCTAGAAGCTGGAATACTTAAACTCTTATATAACTTCGACTTA